GGCCCGGCACCTTGCTCGTGGTCTTGAGCTTGCCGCGCACCTTGGCGTTGGTCAGATAGGCCATGTTCTCCACCAGCGCGTTAGCTACGGCCACGTCGCTTTCCAGCTCGACAATGTGCGCCCAGGTTGGGGCGGCGCCGTCCGTGCCACCGACCACCGACGGGGTGATCAGCGTCAACAGGCCAGCCGGCTGGTTGCTGGTGCCAGTGCCGCTGATCGCGGCCTGCTGGATCGCCAAACCCAGCACGGCGGCCAGGTCGGTCTGCACCATCGACTCGACGTCGATGGACGACTGCAGCAGCAGCTTGCGGCTGATTTCGGTGTAGGCGCCCACGGTCTTGGGAGACATGGCGACCTGGCCGATGGTCTGCTGCGACTCGGTGGGCGCGTTGGACTCAGCCACCCAATAAGCCGTAGCGGCGCCTGTCTGCTTGGGGATCGCCACGTTGCCAACCAGGCCGGTCAGCATCTGCGTGCCCAGGCCCGGCAGCACCATGGCGTTGCGCAGCACCTCGATGAAGGAACCGGCCAACAGGTCGGTGGCCACCAGGTTGCCACCGGCGGTCGGGGTGCCAACCACCAGGTCACGCTTCTGGACTTCAAACGGCACCAGGAAGCCGCGAGCCTGCTTGCCCAGCTTCTGCGCCACCGCATCAGACACCTCGCGCTCGAACGCCGCGGCGCGCTGCGCGTTGGCATCTGTGGGGTTAGCCAGCGCATTGATGGCGCGCATCAGGCTGTAGCGCTTGACCTCCTTCTTGTCCATGCCGATGTCGGAGGTCGGCACCGGCTTGCTGGCCAGCTTCTCGATGGCCTCGAGCTGGAACTGCTCGACCGTCAGGCCGCGCTGGATGGCCGACATGGCCAGCTCGGCGCCGCCCGGGATGGACGCGGCGATCTTCGTGATCTCGGCAGCGTGGTTGCGCTGCTCGATGACTTCGACTTTATCAGTCATGGCTTTTTCCTCAGAGATGGGGGTGGGTTGCGCTTCGGATTCCGAAGCTGCGGCGGCTGGGGCGGACTCGACGGCCGCGGGCGCGTCGCCCGCGTCATCGGCGCTGCGGCCGACGCCAACGGTTGTGTCTGCCGGCACGCTCACCAGGCTGATCTCGAAAGGCTCCCAGTCTGTGACGCGATAGGTTTCCAGCCCATCCTTCGTCTCGACCAGTTGCGCCTTGTGGATGATGTAGCCGACGGACACGTTGCGGCGGATGCCGTCCTTGACGTCCTGCCACACTTCCTCCGCACGAGCGCTTTTTCCGAAGCGCACCACGGCGCGAGCCACCCGGTCCGCGCCGATCTCGACGGATTCGACCACGCCCACGCCGTCCTTCCAATCGTGGTCCATCAACAAGTTCGCGCCCGAGCGCAGACGGCCCTGGCGCATGGACGTGGCGGTCACGTCCAGAATCTCGATGCCCCAGATGCGCTCGTATGGCGTCTCGCTCGCAAAAGCCAACGTGGCCGTGCGTGCGTCCTCATCAATCGCCTGGCGATCCACCAGCAGCGATCGCTCGGCGCGGCCTTTCTGCAGGTGGCGGGCCAGATTGGCGGGCAAGTGTTTGCTCATGCCGCCATTGCACCGGCGGCGGCATTTCATCCGCTACGTGAGCGATGCAAAAAAAACACCCGCCGGGTGGCGGGCGCAAGGCAGGGTTCCTCAACCCAAAGGAGACAATCAGGTGGCATCGGCCGCAGGCGCGACGGCTGATTCCGCCCCCGGCGTGGCGTCGTAGGCGGTCAGGCGCACGCCGAACTCGGCGGCCAGCTGCTGCGCCTGCTGGATGGCCTTGAGCGTGTCCTCGAAGTCGTAGCCCATCGCCGCGGCGAGGTCTTGCGGCGACATCAGGCCCGCCTTCACCTTCAGGATGTTGGCCTCGGTGTCGGCCTTGGGGTCCACCCAGTCCCAGCGGCGCGCCTGCCACTCGTGACGGCTGAATTTCTCGATCTTGGCCGCTGGCAGCGCGCTGCCGTTGGGCATGGTGATGGCGCCCATGAGCAACGCCATCTGCAGCCAGTCGCGGAATACCGGCTCCAGGAAGGTGTCAATGAACCACTCCTGGTCGGCCATCCAGCGGTCGCGCTCCTCCAGCGTACCGCTGCGGATGCTGGAAAACGACACGCCCTCCAGGTCGTTGGCCAGGCTGTGGTACGCGACGCCCCAGCCAGACGCGATGCGCTGCAAGGCGGCTTTGACGAAGGGCGCGAAGTTCTGTTCTGGATATTTGCTGTCGTAGGGCTGGAACGTCACGCCGGCCGGCAGCGTATCGAACGTGCCCGGCTGGCTGGTCACGATTGGCTGGCCGCTGTCGTCCAGCCCACCGATGGGCGCCTGCCCGTCTGGCGTCGTGAAAAAGCCGTAGTGGTTCGCGCCATGCTCGGCCGCCAGCAGCGCGGCCAACTTGAAATTTCCAAGGTGGTGTAGGCTCAGCATGCCCGGCGCCATCCACGGGATGCCGCGCAGCTGCTCGGCCCGCTCCACCTTGAAGCCGTGGATCACCTCGTCCATCGGCAGCCGCACGCGCTGGCGGTTGCTGTGGATGCCGTCGTTGGGGTGGGCCGCGAAAATGTGCACCGCCACCGGGCGGCGGTAGGCGTCCACCTCCACACCCATGATCACCGCGTTCGCGCCGTGCCGGCCGTTGTACGTGGTGTCGATGCGGTCCACGTCGATCAGCTGCAGCGCGTAGCCGAAGCGGTTGCCTGCCTCCGGCCCGCGCACGCGCCGCACCAGAAACTCGCCGTCGCTGGGCAGCCCGCCCACCAGCGTCTCGCACAAGTCGCGCAGGGTCTGGCGGCCCGTCACATCGCACTGGCGCGACCACTCGCGCCAGGCCTGCTCGATGGCCGCATTGGCCAGGCGGTCGGGCTGGCCCGGCCGATCCTCCACGCGCATTTGCAGGCGGATGCCGCTCGGGCCGATGATGTTGGACTGGCCCATCGCGCGGAACTTGCGCGCGTAGTCGTTGTTGTTGACCAGCTCGCGCCCGCGTGCGCGCAGCCGGTCCAGGTCGCCGCGCAGCTCCTCATTGATCGATTGCGTCGTGGCCAGCCAGTCGGCCGTCAGGCGGTCGATGCGCGCGGCCTGGAAGCGGCGCACCTGAGCGCCACGCGCCGGCGCCCCGCGCGAAAACATGCCGCGCACGCGGTCCAGCAGCTTCATGCGCCCCACCTCACAAAGACGCGCCGCCGATCAGGCAGGCCCGCCGCCAGCCGCTCGGCCTGCTCCTCGCGCAGCACCTCCAGGCGCAGGCGGTCGCGGTGCGCCCACAGCTCCGGCAGTGTATAGCGCCGCAGCTGCCGGCCGGCAATCTCGTACTGCGCGGCGCTGATGTTGTTGGGATCGGCCAGATAGGCCTCCACGGCCTCCAGCGCCCGGCGCGCCAGGCTGCGCGTCTCCAGCGTGGGCGCCGCAAAGCTAGGCCGCACCGTCATGCGCCCCTCGGCCACGGTGTAGACCTCGCCCGCCTTGCTCACTTGCGCGCGCCAGGCGTAATCGCCCGCGGCCCAGCCGGCGGAGGTCGCGGCTGGCACGTTCACCAGGTGGTCATCGCCCTGCGCGCTGGCCGTGATCGTGATCTTGCCCGCGCTGTTGAGCAGCGTGTACGTCAGCACCCAGCCCGCGCTGGCCGGGTAGTCGGCCAACGCGCGACGCCAGCGCACGGTATCGCCAGCATTGACGGCTGCGGGTTCAGTGGTCGGAATATCGGCCATGGTCTGCTCCGATCATCAGCGCGCGGCGCTTGCATCCGCTACGTGAGCAATGAAATGCCCATCAGACACCATTGACAATGCGCCAGATCTGCGCGGGGCTCAGGTGATAGCGGCGCGCCAGCAGGCCGATGCGCTCGCCGCTGCGGTAGTCGCGCCGGATGGCGTCGTTGCGCAACGCGCGACCGTCGCCAGCGCGACGCGGCACGTAGACCTGGCTGCCGCCGAACAGCTCGCGCACGTGGCGCTCGGCCGCCTCGCGTGCCGCGGCCGAAAAGCCGGGCGCCATGGCCATCACCACGCGCAGCGTGTACTCCACCACATCGTCGGTGTGCTCCACCGCGGCCAGGACGGCGGACAGGTCGGCCGGCGGCGGGGCGGTCTTGCCGCTGTTGGCTGTTTGTCGTGTTTTGCTCATCACCATACTCGCGTTGGCTGGACCGGCCGCCGGGCGGGACGCTGGAACATGGGCTTGGGCTTGGGCTGGGGCTTGGGCTGTGGCGCGGATTCTGCGGCGGCAGCAGCGCTGGCTGCCGGATTGTCGTCTGATGCCCGCATGTTTGCCACCGGCGCTGCCGCGGGCTGGTCGCTCACGCGCGGCGCCACGCTGTCCTCCAGACGCCGCCACTGCGTCTCGGTGTAGCGCTCGATGCCAGCCCACACGGCGGCCGCGTAGGCGTACACCGCGCAGTCCAGCGCCTCGTTGCGCCTGCCGCTTGGCTTGACCCACTCCATGCGAGCGTGGCCCTTGACGTACCGGGTCACTAGGCGCTCGGCCGTCAGCTGGTCGAACTCATCTGTATTGGCCAGCGCCTTGGGAAGGTGGATGTAGCCCGGACCCGGCACCGACTGACGCAGCCGCCCGTAGATCAGGCCCTTGACGATATCCGTGCCCACCAGCCACAACTTCAGGCCGCGCGGGATGCGCTGGCCGCGCCATGTCACCTCCACGTCGGTGGGCCTGCTGAGCACCGACTTGCCGCGTGTGCTGCTGCCCTTGACCGCCAGCACGTTGGCGTGCTGGTGCGCCCGCACGTAGGCGTAAACCTGCTGCGTGTGGTGGCCGCCGGTGTCGATGGCGCAGGCCGCCACCAGCAGATGGCTGCCGCCGGCGTGCAGGAATGGGGTGCGGCGGCGCTCGGTCAGCTGCGTCCACACGCTGCCCGGCAGCCCCTCCTCGATGGCCGGGTCGCCGTAGATGATCTCGCGCTGCACCAGCCAGCTCTCCTGGCCGCGGCCCCAGGCCCACACGCGGCACTCGATGCGGTCGGCCTGCACGTCCACGCCCATCGTCAGCAGCAGCCCGCCGTGCGGCACTGTGCCCAGCGGGTAATCCTCAGCGCGACGCGCCAGCTCGTGCCCCGCCACCTTGTCGCCCTGCTCCTCCCAGGTCTCGGCCAGCACCGTGTTGGTGACGGTCTTGAGGCGCGACACGTCGCCCTGCTTGGCCGCCATCGTCGCCTCGTGCCACTGCGCCACCAGGTCGGCCCAGCTGATCCAGCCCAGCGGCGCGTACAGCGCGTTGAGGTGGTAGCCCGTCATGCGTCCAGGACGCGCCGCCACCTTGCTGGCGCGCCACTCGCCGGCGGCCAGCATGGCGGGCTTGTGGTGCTCCTCGATGGCCGCGCCGCAGTGCGCGCAGACGTAATGCACCGTGGACAGATCCGGCGTGCCGTCGGGCAGCTTGTCCCATCGCAGGCCGTGCGGGGTGTTGGCGCCCCACTCAAGCACCTGATACTCGCCGCAGTGCGGACACGGCACCCAGAAGCGGCAGGCGTTGGTGGCCAGGTAGGCCGACTCGATTCGGCTGAAGTCCTTGGTGGTCGGCGTCGATACCTTGAGCACCTTGCGCCGCGCGAAGGTGCTGGTACGCTTCTCGGCCAGCGCCACCGGGTCGCCTTCGCCATCGACGTCCAGCGGGTAGGCGTCGATCTCGTCCAGGAACAGGTAGCGCACCGGCATCGAGCGCAGGCTGGCCGCGCTGTTGGCACCAGACACCACCAGCACGCCGCCCGCGAAATCTTTCATGAGCGTGGTGTTGGCGTCGTCGCGGCTGCGGTTTTCGCGCACCTTGCGCCGCAAGGCCGGCGTCTCCTCCAGCATCGGCGCGATGCGCTGGCGGCTGAATCGCTTGGCCATGTCCGTGGTGGGCTGCACCACCATGACCGGCCCCGGCTCGTTGTCGATGATGTAGCCCAGCCAGTTCATGCCGCATTCCGATTTGCCCAGCTGCGCGGCGAACATCACCACCACCTCCTGCACGCTCGAACGCGCCGACAGGTCGTCCATGATCTGGCGCAGGTACGGCGTGCGGTCGGTGCGCCACGGCCCAGGCTCGCTCGAGGCCTTGCCCGACAGAATGCGGTGGCCGTCGGCCCACTGGCTCACCGTGATCGCCGCCGGCGGCCGCATGAACTCCGCGAACAGCGCCGCGGCCAGCGACTCGGCGCGGGCCTCGTCCTCGGTGGCGATCTGCTCCATGGCGCCCATCAGGAGGGCACCTCCGTCAGGGTGTCGCCGCGGCTCAGCTCGGCCAAGGCGTTGCGCAGCTCGTCCTCGAGCAGCTGCGCCACGCGCTCCATGTCCGACTCGGCCGCCAGCACCGGCGCCAGGCGGTGCGGGATCTGCAGCAGCGCGTCACGCGCTAGAGTGATCCGCTTGGCCCAGGCGGTGCGCACGGCATCCGTGCGGATCAGCTTGCCCTCCATCTCGGCCCGCTTCATCTCGCTGATGGCGGCCTCGGCGCGCTCGCGCTTGGCCCGGGCGGTCCAATAGTCGTCGTCCCGGTCGTCAGCAGCGCCCAGCGGCGGCACCGCCGGTGCAGCCATCGGCGGCACGGCATCGAGCGCGGCCGGCGCAGTGGCCGCGGTCGCGTCCTGGTCGCGGTTGTGGCGCTTGTCGGCGCGCGGGCGGGTGTTCTGCGCCCACTGGATGTCCGCAACCTTCGGGTCGATCTTGCCGTTGATAGTGCTGATGCGGCCGGCCTTGATCGCCTTGTGAACGGCCACGTGCGAGACGCCGCGATGGGCGGCGTACTCGGTCATGGACATGAGCGTAACTTGTGGCATGGATCAGATCCCCATGTAACCTTTCCTAAACCAAGCCACTAGCGAAAGCGGGCGCTCGCGAATGACCCGCGATTTAGGCTCCACGGAAGGACCCAGACCGGGGGGTGCATGCTCACCTCGCACTTGCCAATGCATCGCGCAGGGCGCGGTCGAATGCGGGCGAGAACGCCGAGGCGACCACCGGCCGCGCGAGGCCGAGCAGGTCCACGCGCTTGCGGTACGTGGCCGCGGTCTCGGGGAACACGATCAGCGGCACCAGCTGCGAACGCTCTGCCGACAAGCGCACGATCTTGTAGATGCCCGGTGGGAAGTTGCGGCCGCCGACGTCCTTTGGGTCGCCGTAGAACAGGTCGAGCTTGTTGCTGACCTGGATGCGGCGCGCCTTGCGCTTGCCGAGCTTGCTCTCCTTTCGTGCTACGGCGATCAGCTGCTGGATGATGCCACGCGGCAGGTTGCCGTACTGGTCGAGCTGGATGGCGCTGGGCAGGCGCAGCGCGCGGCGCGTGGGGCGACGCACGCCGCCCTCGGTCTGATAGCGTAGGTAGCTGGCCTGGCGATCCTTGAACAGCACCTCGGCGGTCAGGTTGTCTCGCCGAGCCGGGCGGATGAACGTGGCGCCCTCGCTGGCGGTGAAGGGCGTCGGGCGGTCCAGGCTGCGGCGCAGGCCTGCGGGGATGGCCTTGCGCACCTCGCGGGCGGTGTCGTTGAGGGCCTTGCTGGCGGCGAAGTTGACCTGTTTTTCCAGGCCGGAGAGACGGCGGCGGACATCATCCAGGTTGGTGGTGATGGTCATCTGCA